AATCACTGTAGCAGTCTGATCAGTAGCCAAGGTAAATGGCGTAGTGCCGCTAGAAGCGTCTGCAACTGAAGTAATGTTAGGATTAGTATTTACGAGACTTATGCTATACCAGCCAGAGCCATTATTAATGTAAAATCTATTGGTAGCAGTCACATAAGCCATATCACCTGCAGCAAAGCCACTAAGCGGCAACAAATCAGCCGTGGCGTATACTACAGCCCCCGCTGCGACAGTATCAAACGCAACGCCGCCAGAGCCAGTAGACTTGAGAAACTGACCGTCAGAGCCATCGTCGAGGACGTTTGCAAGAGTGCTGAGATTTGATGCGTTGCTCATTGTTTATCCTTAATATCCTTCAATATACATCTCACCAATAACTGGATAACCACCTCCAGCAGCTTCTACCCAAAGACGAATGTAACGATAAGCAGTTGTGCTGGTTAAATTAAACGTGTGGAAATAACTTAAATAGTTACTCTGTGTATTAAGGCTATGTCCGTTGTAGCCCATTATTTTGCGGCTAACATCAACACCTTCAACGATTAAAGATTGCAAATCAGTAAACGTAGAACCATCGTTTGAGCCTTGCAATTTCCAAGATGTAACTCTTGAACTGCCAGAATATCTTTCAGCAATTCCGTATTTTGTCACAACTTTTGCGTTCCCAGAGCCAAAATCAACCATTAGCCAGTCTTTTAAGCTAGTGTTAAATGCTGCACCGTGCCAACAGTTATGGCCCTGATCTGTAGAATTATCAAATGCAGCCGCTGGACTTCCTTGGATAGATGTACGAGAGGAGTAAGTGACTCCCGAAACATTGTTTGCAAAACCAAGCAAATGGCCAGCAAAGGCTAAACTTACTGTTGTGGTGGCAGTAGAGACTTGCGCACCATCACTCGCTTTTGTGCGAAAAATAAATGAGCCTGAGTGTCCAGTATTAGTCGAAGGCGTCAGTGTAAAAACTCCGTTGCTTTCACTGACATTTGTAATTTGATTGGGGTAAGAGCTTGAGTTATACACTGTGGTTCCGCTAATAGCATCCCAATCATAAGTTACTGGAAAGCCCGATTCATCTGCCGCAACTATCGTTATAGTCGATGTTGAACCAGCTGCAGAAAGACTATGTGTTGCGGCGGGGGCTGTTGTAATTCTTGGGCCTACATTTCCACCGTGCTGTATGCGCTGCCAAACAGATCCCGCACGAATGTACAAGACGTTCTTATCCTCGTCAAATGCAAGATCCCCCTCTGAGGGAGAAGATACAGCGTCTATTGCAGTTTTGTTTGTGTATGTTGTTACACCAGAGCCACCAGCAGCATCAGCAAAAGTTGCAACTCCGCTTCCCTGAGAAGTTAGAACTTGCCCAGAGGTGGCATTGGTTATGGCTGTAGCTATGTTGCCAAGATTGCGGTTATTGCTCATTCAATTAAACTCCAAGCTTGATTAACCTCATCCCACTCATACTCATTGTCATCTGAGGGGTATGCTACTGGCGATTGCCACTGACAGGTGTCTTCATCCAGCGTCCAAGAAACAAACGGGCGAGGCGATAAAAAAGCATTTCGAGCAGTATCATAAGAAAACCCAACGCCAGCAAAGTTCTTTCTAAAGTTGCTATTGTAGCTTGTTTGCTTCCAAGAGCCGCCAAATAGTTGCTCACAAAAGATAACGCCTAAAGCTTCTTGCTCAACACCGTTCTCATCAAGCAAAACATCGTTTTCTACTACGACTACTCGTTGAACAATGCTATGATCGTTTATTTGTGCAAAGTGCGCCATCAGAAAGTAATGCTCCCTGATCCAGTAAATTTATAAATATTGTAAGAGCCATCTTGGGTTACTGTAGGTGATCCAGTAGTAGATGTGGCTGTTGCGGTTGTTCGTAGTATAACAACGCCAGAGCCGCCAGAACCTCCTGCTTGTGGTGATGCACCCCCGCCACCGCCAGAGCCAGTATAGCTTGTAGCGTTTGAACCAGTATTACCACTAGCATTTCCATTACCGCCGCCACCTAACCCGCCGCTTCCAGCAGTGCCGCCACTTGAATAAACACCACCGCCACCACCGGCAGCATAATAAATTGCCGAACCTGTAATTGACGATTGAGCACCTATTCCACCGTTTCCACCAACGGTTGATCCACCAACGCCAGAATTTTGGCCTACAGACCCTGCACCGCCACCGCCACCAGCAGGGTATGGACTTCCCGGATTTACTTGATTACCGCCATCATTGCCTTCAGATGGTGTATACCCACCAGCATTACCTGACCCACCCGGCTGCGTACCAGCAGCAGATGCGCCGCCGCCACCACCTGATCCACCACCAGTACCAAAGTCAACAACCTGCCCACCTTCGCCCCCACCAGAAGATGCTAAACTTATTGATCCCCCGACAAACGAACTATTTGATCCAGTCGAATTTGAAGAACCTCCGCCTCCAATAGTTATTGTGTACGCTTGGCTAAGTAAAAGTTGCATACTTGTGAAAGACCTATATCCTCCAGCACCGCCGCCACCGCCACCGTCACTACCCCCGCCTCCACCACCGGCTATTATTAAAAGATCTGCTACCACAGCTAAACCGGGCCAGTTACTACTTCTATTTTCATCAGAAATATTATTAACAGAAAAAATCCCAGAAGCAGATGAGTTACTCACTGAAGATTTTTTGCCAATAACTGATGAATTATAACGCTGCACTAGCTGATCTCCTCGTAAGAACATACAGCTTCAAGATCAGAGGCGGCATTAGCTTTAAGCCTTAAAGAAACCCCTTCTTCTAAATAAATTGGTTTAGAGATTACGTCTAAAGTTGCATCGGCTGGAACCACAACAGTTTTAGCAATGTGAAATTGATCTGCGGTTTGGCTGCTAACCTCATACGCTCTCATTGTTGTGCCATCTAAAGCGTAAAGATAAGTGCCGCTGTCATTAAACGCAAAATCTGTAGCACCTGAATTAGAAGCAATTCCCGAAGCGTAACTGAAAGACGTTCCAGAGCTTATAGTAGATAAGTCAAACCCTGTAGACATTGTAAAATATTTACTGCCATTGCCACCATAAGCATCACTTATAACAACTAAAGTACCATCAGCCGACATATCCATAGCTTGCGCTCTTGATTGAAGAGCAGATGTAGTTGTGCCAGTTAAAGATGCAGTAGTTATATCCCAAGCGGTAGACATAGAAAATTCAATTAACTGGCAGGTAACATCAATCCCGTCAGGCATAATATAACCTTTAGTGCCATCAGGTTTTATATGTAATCCAGTACAAGAGTGTGTGGGTAAGCCAGACTTTACGCCATTGTAGCTTGCGCTGCTTAAAGCATAAGGCGTTGTTAAATCCCAATGATGAATTTTGCTGTTCTGATAATCTGTAACATAAAGATCTGCGCCAGAATTAAAGAACTTCAGAGAATTATAAGAGTTCATAGCGCCAGCTATTGTAGAGCTTAGGTTAAGAGTAGCAGTTGCAGTAGTGTTTAAAGTGCTTAAATCGTTTGCTGTTGTAAGACTGTATTCACTTATTACTTTACTGGGGTTCATTGCATAAACTTTTGTTCCATCGCCTTTTATATCAGAAACACTAGCGCTAGACAAAGTACCTGAACTAGAATGAAGCGCTAATGAGCTAGACATTTCATAATTATTAGTTTGTTCATTACTATATAAATAAGCATCTATTTGTGCGTTATTAGTACCATCAACATTGCTCACATACAGCGCATTTATTTTTATAACTTTGCCAGAAGAAGCAGAGTTAGACACAATAGCAGTGCCATTTGTTCCAATTAACTGACCAGCCGTTTTACCCGTAATGGTAGCGACATTTACTATGTTAGGTGCTGTCATATTTTAACCTCCAAATACGATAGCCATAGCAATCGCCTTTCCTGTACTAATTCCGCTTGAGGGCGCGGCAACAAACTCTAGCGCTGTAGCTCCGCTATTCATTTGTAAGATTTGACCCGCTGTGCCTAAGCTTGAGGGTGTATCGGTGAAATCTAAAATACTGTCATTTGCTAGAGAACCGTGTTCGACCACCTCAACAACATCGTTAGCTACAAAAGCTGAGAAGCCTGTGATCGAAGTACCGTTAGTCGCTGTGAAATCTACGCCACCGCCTCTAAGCTTAACACCGTTCTTGTAGACCGCCACTTTGTCGGCTGTGTAGTCTACAGTTACTGAAGTTGCCCCCGTAGTGACCGTAGGAAACGTACTGGCATACGGACTAGCAAACGGTGCGCCATATTCAACAACTTCTAAAATATCGCCTACAGCCGCTGCGCTAATAGTAATCTGCGTATCAGTGGCTGTTACCTCGCTGTCTGGTAGCTTAACACCGTTGAGAAACACTGAGATATTTTCAGCTTTCCAAGTGCCGGTAAAAACAGTTTGGTTAGCTGTAGCTACAGTTTTAGTCGTGGTAATTGGCTCTAATGAACCTCCGGTAACACTGCTAGAGCCGCCACTAGTCGTAACAACACCAGAGCCATCTATGCTAAGACCAGTGCCGATCTTAATCCCGCCAAGCGCAGAGCTAGAGGCGGTAGGCAGAACATAGTTATTGGCACTGGTAGCAACTCCATCCAGCTTTGTCTTATCGGACGATGACATAAGGCCAGCGGCTGATGTTGTGGCGTTAGAGTAGCTAGTAATATCGCTGTGGTTGCCTAACCTGATCCAACTACCACCATGAGCAAAATACATAGCTCCATCGCCATGCACATGAGCTATACGGCCATGATTGCTTGAGGCTGATGGTAAGTCGCTGGTGGAACTATAGACCTCAACGTATTGCAGATCCTCAGCCGCTGGGCTGATAAAGACCTTGGCACTACCAGACAGATTAAGCAAGCTGCCCGTACTGGAGCTAGTTAAGGACCGTGTGAGAGTAGTACCTGAGTGTGTATAGGTTCCTGTGCCAATCTCCCAAGCTGTACCATCTTCAATAACATATCGAATGGTTTCACTGTTAAGAGAAGAAGGCACTGTTTGAAACCCAGACTCTGCGGAGCCTAGGGTGACTGTACCTGTGCCAGTGGTAGACGTAGCTACCTTTACACGATCTGCGAACTTAGCCATTTAAAAGCCTATTATGATGGGTCTGGGATACCAATATCAAAAGTAGCTAGTGAGAAAGAGTTACCACTTGTCACAGCCTGAGAAGCTGATAGAGAGCCAGTTACCAAGAGACGAGTACCGTCTACAATGGCATAGTGAGTAGCTGTGTTTGTAGCGGTTACAGAGCCGGTGGTTACAGCAGGTACAGCCACCTTACGTCCTCCACCTGATGCAGTACGATCCGCCGCAACAGGGATAGAAACACTTGCGTTACCTAAATCATAAGTAGAAGTAGCTTCTGTGCGTGTTGTAGCTTCTTGTGAGGTGATGTGAATTGTTGTTGTAGCAGTGTTGAGCACGTTCAACCCACTATCAAAGATATCGTTAGCTAAAAAAGCCATTAGTCAGTTTCCTTTTGTGTTTGAGTTGACCCTACATCTGGGTCGTATCTAAGTTCAGCAATGTCCATAAGGTCTTGAATAACCTCTGGGTGATCACTGACGTTAATATCTGCACCATTTAGGTTTCTTAGGAAACCTGCAATCTCTCTTAAGTCGTGTGGTGCAACATCCCCCGCCACAATCTGTGGCATAAGGTCATATTTCAGACCGTTCAACTCCCAGAGGCGCTCTACAAGCTGCTTGTTAAGGACATCAACAATAGCTTGGATATAACTCTCTAATGCACGGAGGAACAAGTCTGTCTTACTCTTGGATAGGGCATAAGAGCCAGTATTGCCGCCACCAAGCATAAGAAACTCTGAAAGGACGCTACGGGCTATATCGTGTTGATAGCGTCTTACTACGGGGTCTATATCAATATTACGAGTACCGTTAGAAGACATAAGCTCTACATCTACCAGTTTATGGTTGGTAGGCGCTCCGTCTTTATCGGGATAGGTGTCGGAAGGCAGTATAATGTACCCTTGCTCATTGAACTTGACGTCTCTGAGAATGCCTTGCAGGTTATTGACAAATCCAGATTGGGCCGCTGTGGCATCCCCTGACAAGTACTCAGCAGGGATACGAGCAACAGGGATACCAGCAAGTTCCCTCTCAACTGCTATAGCCTCAATAGACTGTAGGTTATTGACATATTCATAAGAAGTATAAGCATTGCGAAGTATAGAGCGGCCAGCAGGGTCACCATTAAGCGATGTCGTGCGGTAGTACAGACTTTTACGAGTAGGTATATAATTAGTGTTGTTATAGCGCGAACCATCCTGATATATACCTAAAACATCACCAGTTTGGTTATCTACATCAAACCTAGAGATTGTCCAAGGCGCACGAATAGCAATCTTGCGTACACCCATACGGCCATCAGAATACTTAGAGCGGCCTTTGTCGCTTCTTGTAGTAGGGCCAGTACGTCTTTTATAGATAACCTCAAACCAAGCAAAACCGTAAGACAAGCTCGAAAGAGCTTCAGCAACATGGTCATCAAGAGTGTGGTCCATGTCATCAAGGACACTTTCAACAAACTCAGCTTCTCTTTTAGCTTGTGGGGTATCATTGGCTGGCATTACCTTTAAGTCTACGTCACGAAGGACTTGTTCTGTAGCATACATAACAGCACCTATGGTGCTATCGTTGTCTCTCATCTCACGGTACTTGCGTATAGCTTTCTTGCCACGAAGCTCAGGTAGAAACTCATCAGCCCGTATCTGACCATTAGAGGTGTTGTCACCTGCTACACCTAATATTTGTTTGGCCTCTGTTTCTGAGAGCTTCTTAGCCATTACCGTAATCCTTTGGCGCTACTATACGCTAGTTTCAGCGTAGGTTTTGCGTAGCCATTCAATGAGAGGTCCGTTATAGCCCAAACTAAAGCATCAAGACGGTCTGGTGAGCCTATGGACCCTAGAGGTTCCCACTGTACCATCTGA